CAGTAGCACTCGTGCTAGTTAGGTCCTTCTTTTTGTTTACAAATGTATTAGCCATTATCCAAAAAAGAAAGCTTCCGCTTCCGCCTCTTCTTTTAAATCCTGTTGAAAGGATGTGTTTAATTTTTGTATAACACTATCAACATCTCTAACAAATGATTGTTGTATTTGTTGATCGTATTTTTCTAAAGGTTGCGTTAATGATTGTACAATTCTAGCCAATGAATCCTCCGTATTTATAAAAGTTTATTAGTCCGCCATCGGCTTTACTATAAGGTCCATAATTTTTGCCACTACTTTTGCTTGTGGCTTGCCCTGTATTTCCAGATCCTCCGCTGTGTGGACGAGCAGGTGGAGTATATTTCTTTTTAGGTGAAATATATCCTGGTCCACCTTTTTCTCCTGGGGGAGCAGAAATTTTCTTTTTCTTTGTAATAATTTTATTCCCACCTCCACCACCTGAAATTTTCTTTTTAATAATTGGTCCAAGTCTTTGTCCCATTTCTTGTTGAGTTTTAAGTTTTCCTTTTTTAAACAGGTAAGCTCCTACTTTTGGTCCAAATTTTGCTTTTAAAAAACTTGCCACACCAAGTCCTGCAGTCTGACCTTCTATGCCAGAAAAATCATATTCATCATCTTCATAACCATATTCTGTGAATAAATTCTTGCCTGTTGGATCAATAAAAGGTGCGTCAGGTTTTTGACTTACACCTTCTAAATATTTATTTCTAATTTGTTGTTGTTCAGATGTTAAAGTTCCTGCATGTGCCGCTAAAATACCTTCTATGTTTTGAGCTGATTGTTTTTTAGCAGTCCCCAAAGCATCTTTTAAAGCCCCAGGATTTCCTGTTAAATATTTTCCAAGGCCCCTCACTCCCTCTTGACCTAGTTGCCAAGCAGAAGCTAAAACAGAAGAAACTTTAGGATTTAAATTATATTTTTTTTGAAAATCATAACCAGTTTGCATTCCATATTCTGGAATTTCACCTTTACCTGTTAAACCTTTTGCAGCTTGAGTAAATTCTGCATGTTGTTTCCAAGTATCTAAAGGATTAGCCATTACCTTCTCCCATCCGCTTGTATATCTAATCTAAAAGTTCCAAGTTTCCAGTGTTGTTTAATACTAGTGTTATCTACTTTTAAAGCGATAGCTCTTGCTCTTGCACGTGTGTCTATTTTAGTTGTACTTGTTGTAGATGTAAAAGGTCCTAATGAAGAACTTGCTTCTGCATCTGTTGGATAATTTTTTAAATTTAATGTAACTCTTGCATCACCAGTTTGAGTTAAAAAGTCTGGAAGTACTCTTCTAATTTTCATCATGTACTCACCATCACCTCTTAAGTCTGCTCCACCACCTTGACCTAAAGATATATCAAAATCTCCAGATTGAATACTTGCTGAAATACCTGTTCTTGCTCCTGCTTTAATTTGATCTTGTCCTGTTTCGTGTTCAAAGTATATTGAAACACCATCAGTATTACCAACTGTTGAATCACTTGTAGCACTTGAGTCATATTCAGTAGCATGTGGTTTTCCAAATATAGATGAATCAAACCAAGTAGATCTAGCTAAAGAACTTGTAGTCCATACTGGTCGCTCGGGTGTTGAATCCATAAAGTTATAAGTTACTGATCTATTGTTAGATGCAGCACCACTACCTGGATAGAACCAAGTTACTTCACCAAACAAGTTATTAAGTCCTGCGTATATGTGATTTTTAGGAACTGTGTTAATATCATCATAAACATGATCTTCAACTAAACATGCTAAAGATTCTAGTTTACCAGTGTATCTAAAGAAACCATTCTCTGACATCCAGTAAGCAGAACCATCAACCTCAACGGCTGCGTTCTTTCCAATTAATCCACAGTTCGTACCAACTTGTTGGAATGAGAAAGTAAAAGGTGAACCAACAAATCTCATAATAAATAAAGATGTATCAGTCCAAACATAAATTGCATCCCGACCTCTTAATGCTCCCACGATCCGTGTTCCATCGGCCAGTCTCTGTGTACCAGCGGTGTTGGTTGCGGAAGGTGCATAAGAAGTTGTTGCATCAATTGATTCTTGATCCGACCATCTAATATACATATCATCTTGAGTCGATGTTGTTCCGATAGTTGTTTCAGTTCCAAAGAATACTAAGTGTCTATCGGGTGTAGATACTAAAGTTTGTACTGCTGCTGTTGGTGCATTGGCAACAATAGTTGCTCTTGTAGATGTTGCACCTGTAGCATCTGAATCCCATTCAAAAGTTGCACCATCAACGATAGTTGCAATAAGTTTATTTCCATAATTGTCCAAGGACCATAGACCAGGGGCTGTAATAATATCACCTGTTTGTGATGCACCCCATTTAGTATATTCAGAAGCATCAGTTACTGTTGCTCCATCACTATGTGATGCAGCTGTTGTATTATCTGATCCTCTAGTTAAACCTGATAAAGTTCCTGTACCAGTAGTGTTTGTTGTATAAGCAATACGTTCATTGTCTATTAAAACTGATCCTGATGCAGGAAAACCTGTTGAATCATCAAGGACAATACTAGATGAGCCTGAAGTTAATGCTCCATCTAGAGTATCAAAAACTTCTCCAGCTACAGTACCGCCCCATAATCCTAGACCCCAACCAGCAGCTGATGCCTCAACCGCAGGTCCAATTGAATAATAATGTTTAACCCTTACTCCACCAGAAGTACTAGCTCCTGATCCAGATTCAACAGAACCCATTTCAATAGTAAGTGTTGTAGAAGTTGGAATTGTTGTAACCATAAAAGTGTTATCATCAAAATCATCAGAGTCAAAATTAGAATTGGTAGCTGAACTAAAATTATCTAAATAAATAATATCATATTTTTTAATATTGTGAGCAGATGCAAAAGTTATTGTAACTGTGGCATCACTTTGTGTTGTTGTAAAAGCACTTGTTAGAGTTGTTGTACTTTTAAGAGGAGTAATGTCATAAAACGCTCCTCCAGAATATACATACAACATTCTGTTTGTGCCAAGTGCTGCATATTTAATACCACTAGCATTAACAAAATGGTGTATAGCAGTGTTTCTACCAGTTAAAGTTACGTCTCCTAATTGTGCCCAACCACCTATTTTTTCAGGTGAGCCATATCTAAATCTAACATAATCACCACTAACCCATTGGCCTTCACCACCAGTCGCTGTAACTTGTTTGTTAAATCCAGGTTGAAATTTTAATTTTTGTAGCATAATTATCTCGCGTTATTTGGTACTCCATTAGAATTTACGAATGGTGCTTCGGCAAACGCCATGTAGACGTATTTATCTCCTGAAGTATTTATTTCATTTGCATTATCTCTACACTTAAACCCATTACTTAAAAAATCGATAGCACAAGCATTACCACTTATATCTGTACTTCCATTCCCTCTTTCACCTTCTTTAGCGCTTTTATTAGCATATAAAGGATTTGAATTATCACCATCATTCTGATTAAAATTTTTTCTTTTGTTGTCGTATATTACCCAAGAAGTAAAACTATTACCTGCACTAGCAGATTTTATCATAATCCATGCTGGAGAAAATCCTAAGTAAACGTAGCTTCCATCATCTGCGCCGTTGCCGGTGAATGAGCCAAACTTACTGAAGCCTTGTTTTTCACTCCATAGATAAGCAATTATGCTATCAGTATTTTTATTCATAGTGTCGTAACTTCCAACTTTAAAAACTGAACTTGTTGGAGGAGCTGGAAAATCTCCACTACCCCCATTATTTTGTGCATTAGTATTATTTATTTGTAAAAATCTTGGAACTGTTCCTGAATTATAACCTAAACTCTCATGATATACCATCCACGCATGAGCTCCACTTCTATTTTTTATAATCATCATTTTTGGAATTGCTGATAAAGAATGTGAAATTGATGTATCTGCAGTTCCATTACCGGTATAGGCAACTATATCAAAACCAGCAGTTGCACTCTCTTTCCAATTCCAAGTTGAATAGGTTCCAGTATTAATATTCCAATATGCTCCACCATCAGTATTTGAACCTTGTGTTACAGTAAAACCATCTGATGTAAAAGCAGACAAATATCCATAAGTTCCAGGTAGTCCACCGCCTTCAGCACCATTACCATTTGTTTGTAAATTTTTATCTGAACCAGCCGTTCTTACAGAATCAAACAAGTTATGACCAGCATCATCGTCTCTACGATGGCCCCAGACTAAATCAGGTTGAAAATCTAAACCACTTAAAGTTCTTGGTGAACTTCCATCGCCAGTCCAGAGTAAAGTTTCAAAATATAAAGTTGGATCATTTAAGTTTTCATCTACATAAGCCATTATCCGTTCTCCCCTAAGTTTTTAGTACATAATGCGTAATATCCGGATGGTGGAGCATATTCAAAATTTCCATAACCATTACCATCTGCGTTGCCTGATGAAACTGCATAAGGTGGAGAACCAAAGTTGAGTTGATAAGTCACTACTGAACCACCTCCATCCGATAAAAATGGAAAATATGTTTCTCCTGTTGTCAAATCAAATGCTGAACCAGTTCCAGTTGATCCTGTAGTTGGATCTCCAGAATTTTGCCATGTACCATTTTTTGAAAAATAAATTTTTAAATTATCTAAATCTAATGCTACACCTACAATATCATCTACTGCATAACTATTTCCATAAGAACTATCTGAATCATTATTAAATTTATTTCCATTATGTCCGTAATATGCATATTCGGAAGCTGTGTATTGTGCTGCAGCAGTTGTACCTAGTCTAGCCGCTTCTGCTGGATCATAAGATACTCCTATTAAAAATGGAGCACCTGAAGTTGAAGCAGTTGGCGTGACCTCAAAATACCATTTACCTTGTGATACACCAATAGTACCTGAACCACCAAAATAGCCAGGATCAGCATTAATAGTGCTACATTGTAAATTACCTTCTGCAAGCACTGGCTTAGTAGATGGAAAAGTATTTAGAGGATTAATAGTACAAAAATTATTAGTAGGCGAATCCGAACTTTGATCTGTTGTGGCTAGATTAGTTGCAGTAAAGTCATTTCCATTTCCAGATACATCTTTACCTAAATCGGAACTATCTTCAAAATCTAAATAAAAACCATTATTGCCAAATGTTAATCCTGATACATTTATTGGTTGCCAAATTGCTGGAGAATCTTCGTTAAACTCACCGAATGAAGTTGCCGCTAATTGTAAGCCATCTATAAAAACTATTTCTGCCATATACCCATCAAAAATTGTTCCTGATGTCGCATTCCATTGAGAGCCAATCTTGTTGTTTGTATCAGCAAATAACTTTGCTACTGCATCTTCATCTGGATAAGTTGCTGTTGCTTTTGCATCTTCTACTCCATTAAAATAAACTTTTACTCTATTTGCCGCAGTTCCTTGTGTAGTATCAACAGACCAAACTATATGTGTCCATGCTGAAGGATCTCTAAATAATCTAGCTGGTTTTACTAATTT